GGGATAATGGTCGCTGGTCATGTTTTCCATCCCACAGATCTCCCCATCCTGTGCCGCCAGATTTTCGTTCAGGCCTCCGAACACACATTGGTAGCTTCGGCCATAGCTGTCCCCATAGGGTAATCTCGCCAATTTCATAGGCTCACCCCAAACATCAGTTTTACCACCACGGCGATCACCGTCGTGCCTACGGTGCCCAAAAGCCACAAAATGGCGGTCAGCTTGGTATTGATGACCGCATACTGGGTCTTTTGCTTTTCCAGGCTCCGTCCATGCTCACGCACCAGCCGACGGATCTCCTCAAACTCCGCTCGTGTCACCTCGGTCATCGTCTGTTCCCTCTCCTTCCCCCAAATTCATCACAGCTGCCGCCCCTGTGGCCACCGCCAACACAATGGCTGCCTCCAAATTGATGTTTTCCACCACACCGGCCGCCTCGGTCACAGCCGCCGCCATCACACCCAGCGCCGCCTGCAAAAACGTGCGCAGTGCCCGCCGTGCCCAGGAATGTTTCTGAAACCATGCTTTCATCTTGTTCTCCTCTCCTTGTCATACCTTGGGGCTGGGAAGCCGGACAGCCTGCCCAGCTCCCTCCCCTTTGTCTCACTCCAATGCTGCCCAGGTGAGCGTGCCCACCTGACCATCAGCCTCCAGCCCGTTGGCCGTCTGAAACGCCTTCACCGCCTCCTGGGTGGCCGCACCAAAACTGCCGTCTGTCTCCAGGGTATACCCGGCATTTCCCAGCAGCCGCTGCAAATAGCGAACCTCGCTCCCCGTGCTGCCCTTTTTCAAAATTTTGTGGGTCGGCCGGGTATACCCCAGGGCCTTTGCCCAGGTATAGGCATCGGCACGCCCCGTGGCAGACAGTCCCAGCGCCGTCTGGAGCTTTTCAGTGGCCGTCCGGGTGTTTTCCCCAAAGCTGCCGTCCAGTCCCATAGGGTCGTAGCCCCGGCCATACAAAATCCCCTGCCAAATGCGCACGTCGTCGTTGTCATCCGGCACCTGGAGAGCCTGGGTGGCATAATAGGTCTCAGAGCCCCACAGACCATCCTCGGTAAGCCCCGCCTGCATCTGGTCATTTAGATAGCGCTGGTGTGCCGCAATGGCCGCTTTTTGGGTCTTCGTCCCATACACACCGTCTTCCGTGACACCCAGCCATCGCTGGAACGCACCCACACCCCCTGTGTCTGTGGCCGTGGTGCCTGCCTCCACGTTCAAGGTCACATAGCCATAAATATAGGCGCTGGCCAGACTATAGCTGCGCTTCCGGGCCATGTTTCCGGAGTTTCCCTCGTAGGTATAAACCGTAGTCCCATCCACGGCATACACCATACCCGTGTGGCTCCGTGTCGTACCATTGTCAGAAAACACGATCACATCTCCCGCCTGGGGCGTGTAGGCCGTGCCGCTCTTTCCCTTTTTTGTCCGCTGATACTCGCTGTAGTGGCTGGCATCGTGAGACAGCCCTGCGTCAAACAGCTGATTGCAGGCCGTGTATGGCCATAGACCCCACAGCACCTGCTTGGCCGCCGTTTTGTCGCTGCCGCAGGCCTCATACACCGCCGTGGACACCATCATGGCGCACCACGCCCCCGGATTGATGCCGCACAGCTTTCCCATGTAGGTATAGTTAGCGCTGCCCTTGTTGGCCGCAAAATCGGAAATCTCTCGGCTGAGATTTTTCGCACTGGCCTTTTCATAATAGCCACCGTTTCCAATGTAATAGGAAAATGCGTCCAAAATATTCTGAATCATTGCCATCGTCTTACCTCCTGTTATACAAAATCCTGGGTCAATGCCCATAGCTCTATTTGCCCTTGGGACAGGCTCTCTCCGTCATAACGGATCTCCAAGCACTCCCCACATCGTCCCGGCAGCACCAGCCCACCGCACATAAGCACGCCGCCGTCATCTTGCGTTATGTCAACTTCAAACAGCGTCTCTCCGCTGTCTTCCCCTTGGATAGACACCGTTCCATCCCCATCCAAGGGCTCTGCCAGCCGCAGCTCCACCCCCAGCAGAGCGCCCTCCGGCGAGCGATATCCCAGAGTCTTACCCTGGGTGAGCTCCTGGGCCGACACCGTCCCCCAGCGCACCCACCGGGCCGGATGGCTGGCCGGGTCAAAGGTCTGGGCATACCAGGCTCCCAGCTCCCCCATATAGCCGTTATACAAGGTCATGGCATTTTCATACTGGTTGTATTCGCCGTTTGCAAACTGCATCATCGCCCCCAAATAGGCGGTGTAGACTCGCTGCCAGCTGTCCGGCAAAAACAGCCTTCCTCGGCCATCTTGCCCATAGCGATAGGGGTGCCAAAGTCCGGCGGGCTGCAAGCATATCTGTGTCCACACAATGGCCTCCAGATCGCTGACCCAAACGGTTTTCTGGGCGCTGGTATAGGCGTTTGGCATCATGGCATCCAAATTATCCAAAAACTGATCCAATCTCATGGCGTTTCCCCTCCCGGCTGACCCTGGGTCCCCACCGGCTGCGTCAAACTATTTTGCTGCTGCAGCCTGCGGTATTCCGAAATAAGATTCTGCCGGGTCTGCGCAGCACCGGGATAGTGCAGCTGCTCCATCTTCGTCCAGAACAGAATTCTCGTCTCCATCTCATTGGGGTCGCCAAAAGCACCGGCGGAGTAATAGCTCTGGGTCTCCTTCCACATGGCCGTCCGATCCGCAGCCAAGGGGCTGGCACTGTCGCAAGAGAAGAGAAACCGATCGTTCCAATACCATTGGCCGTCCTCGTCCTGCTCCAAAAAGTCCCATTTGTTCCACTGCTCATCCACGGGATTTCCCTTGGAGTCCACCCCCACGATGGGGCGTTTTTCATCGGCATAGGCAAGTTCAAACTTAAACAGCGCCTCAAAAAGCTTCGCCCAGCAGGCGTTTTTCATCACACGCTTGGATTGCAGCCGCCCAGCGGACTGATTGGCAGCAAATTCCTTGGCAACGGCGCTGGTAGCCGTGGTGTCCTTCCGTCCCAAATAGGAATCCGTGATGCCCACCACGTCTCGTGCCTCCTGGTAGATGTAGTCCAAATACGCCAGGGGCTGCTCCACATCACATTTCATGTCGTAAACACCCAGGTAATTCTTGTCTGTCACGTTCTTCAGTCGAATCACCTTTGCCACGCCGGTGTCCACTTTAATGGACGGATCCGGAGGAAGCGTGATATAGGTGCCTGCTGCCAACAGCTGATCTATGATGCTCTTCTCCAAACGATTGATGGTGTTCTGCTGGTCTTTCACCTTGTCAATGTCCGACTCTCCCAGGAGTTTTCCGTACACAGACACCGATTTTTGCAGAAAAACCGGGTAGATGTCCGGTTTATAGTACGGCACATAGGTAGGTTCTCCCGTTATGGGATCCACCCCCGGTATGATAGAGCCGTCCGACCGCTCCACCGGCAGCCAAAGCTCCTGAAACTCCTCTATCGTCTTTTCCAATGTTCCGCCGCACAGGGGGCATACAGGAGCTTCTTCCTCCCGTTCTTCCTCATCTTCTTCCTCATTGTCCCATTTTACGGACAGCAAATTCCCAGGCTGCACCCCGCCGCACTGACGGCAGCGGCACAAAATACGGCTCTGACAATCCTCCAGATCCTCCAAAACCGTGTCATTGACCCAGGAAAACAACCCAATGCCGCCCTCCTCGTTTCGATAATAGGCCACATATTGGGTCACCAGCTCATCCGAGGGGGACAGATCGCCGCTTCCTCGTATCTGCGGCTCTTCCTCGGTGCCCTCCGACACATCCACTCCATACCGTCGGCGTATAAAGGCCTTGGTCTGGGGCAGCTTCAAAATAAAGTCGTCCATTTGGTCAATGTCCCCTGTCACCCCTGGCTGCGGAGCCAGCTGCTTGGGATGCACCACGGAAACCACACTCTGGCCCACCGTGTCGTGGGTGCGATAGGAGCTGTCCCATTCCAGCACATACAGACCGCCGCCCTGAATGGGCACCGTTCGCTCCATCTGGTCATTTAAGATCTCCATAGGCAGCCTGTCCAGCTTGTTTCGCAGCATATCCTCAATGAGCACTGCCAAATGCTCATCCTCTCGCCGCAGAGGGGTCACCTTGGGCTGAGGAACGTTGGCATCCACCTGTGCCTCGATCAGTTCTGCCGCAATGTTGCGCACATGGGGTGTTTTCCGAATCACATCCCCATCCACCAGCTGATCAATGTGGTTGCGTCCCCGATAAATGGCTTCTCGCTCGTCCATCTGAGCCCGTTCCTGCTCAAAGGCAGCATCGTAGCGTGTCAGCTTCTCCTGCCAATACTCCAGTCTCTTCCTCTGTTCGTTCATCTTCTCCCTCTCTCCCCGCTAAAGTTTCCACTCCCAAGCGCACGTGGCGCCTGGGAAGTGGAGTTTTTATGCTGTTTTTATCTCACAGGGTGCTGCCGCCGGTGAGACCACCGCCCAAAATAAAGCGCCAATCCACAAAGCCGGCAGACAAACGGGCGTAGCCGTCCCAGATATTCTCGTCATTCGCACCCAGGCGGCTGGTGATCTCGCAATCCACACGATCCAGCCACACAGCGCCATCGCACTGCTCGTTGTAGGAGCTGTCCATCAAAAACCAGGGAGCGGCGTTGGTGCTGCCCAGATAATCGTTCAGATAGGGCCAAACCAAAACCCGCATGGAGCCAAACAGATAGTTAAAATCGTTGTTGGCCGTGCCAGTGGTCTCATAAGAGCCCAAAACGGAGAACACGCTCTTCTTCAAAGAAGCAATGTTGGGAATAATGA